GATACTCCCAAAGGATAAAGTAAAAGAAGCAATAGGGCGTTCCCCAGACTTTAGCGATGCTTTAATGATGCGAATGTATTTTTTGTACCAACCAAAGAGAATTTTTGCAGATGCTGGTTAATATTTGTTTTTGCAATATTGTTGCAAATAATATTTATATTTACAAAAATATTTTAGTATGGGGTATTTTGATTTTCTAAAAAAGGGCAACAAGCCAATTTTTAATAATAGCAAAATAGATATTTTACAAAGCCAAGTTGTACAATTACAAAGGCTTTTAAACGTAAACGCATCCACTGTTACTCAATATCCAAATTACACAAAAGTAGATAATTCTACAAGATATTGCACTACTGATGACATTTACAGCATCGTTAATTTAATAGCATCTACAGCGGCTATGATACCTTTCTATGCTTATCAAAAGGATAAAGATGGCAATTTGGTTGATATTGATGAGGAACACTCATTGAGTAAATTAGTTAGCAGCCCTTTGTATGGCATGACAAGATACCAAAGTTATTTTGCAATGGTTGCCACAAGTTTAATACAGGGTGAAGTTATTTTGTGGAAAGAAGTACCTGAGCTTGGCCCAAATAAAAATAAGCTAAATAAGTTGCATTTTTTAGAGCCTGAGAATGTAAATATAAAAGTATCTACAAGTTATCCTTTCAACATATTAGCCTATCAATATGTGGTTAATGGTGAGATAATAATGGATAACATACCAGTTAATGAAATTGTACACCATAAAACTTTTAACCCCAAAATAGGCATATATGGCACAGAATTAAGGGGGTTAAGCCCTTTAAAGGTATTAGCTAAAAGGCTTACAAGAGTAGATACAAACTTAGATACATCAACTGCACAGTTGCAAAATGGGGGTGTTCCTGGCATAGTGTATGAAAAAGGGCAAGGGCAAGATGAATTAGTAGATATTTTAGGTAATAGAAAAAAGAAGTTTTACGAATATTTATCAAACAAAAACAATAAAGGTGCTCCGTATTTTGCGGCTGGGGAATTAGGTTATATAGAGTTAGGTTTGAAGCTGGCAGATATGGAAGTTTCGGCTTTAGCAACTATTGACTTTAAAAAATTATGTAACGTTTATAAAATTAGTGATAGGCTATTTAATAATGATGCAACAGGCAGCGAAGTAAGCGATAAGGGTGCAAGAGTAGGGCTTTATACAAATGCTGTAATGCCTGAATTAACCGTCATAAAAGATATATTTAATACTTATGTAGTAACATTTTTTACAGATAAAAAGTATTGTGTAGAGTTTGATATAAGTGAGATAAGTGAATTACAACAAGATTATGCCAAGTTGGTTGAATGGCTTGATAAGGCATGGTGGCTTACCCCTAACCAAAAGTTAAGAATAATGAAGTTTGAAAAATCAACCGACCCTATGTTTGACAAATATTTTCTGCCAACTAATTTAATAACACTTGAAGATATGGAGGATGTAAAAGATTTAACACAAACAGGTGATTACAATGTTGAGTAAAAACCAAATGAATAAAATAAATAACATATTATTAGGATTTATCCCCAAGCACACAAGCTGCTCATTTGAAGAAGCTAAGAGGCAATTTATTAGGGATAAAGAGAAAGTAAATATTATTGAACAAATAGAAAAGGTTGAAAACCCTTTAGAGGTTGTTATAAATACTACTTTTAAAAAAAAAGACCCTGATATGAGTGTTTGTAATATTTGTAAAGAGGTTATTTATTCATCCCAGTATGTATTAAGAATAACACTTAATGATGAAAATATTGAATTAAACAAGCCTGTAAAGCTATGTGAGCCATGTTATTATAGTTATGACAAATGAACAAAGAATTGAGTTGTGGTACATATTTAACCGATTCCAAAAGAGTAGGGAAAAAAGTTATTCTCCAAAAATAAACAAAGCATTAAAGGCACAGGTTAATCAATTTTTAGCTGCAAAAAAAAATGGGGAAAATGATTCAGATGCTTTACTTTCCGTAACCAGCAATGACTTGCATAATGTTTTGAAGCCTTTATATATGGATGCTGCCATAACATACGGGGCTAAACAATTATCATATCTACGTAGCAATGTAAAAGCCCGTATGCCTATTGGGTTTAATAGGCTAATGATAAGTCTTGTAAACAATTATTTTTTAACTGAGTTGTTAAATAGTGTAGAAGATATAACAGCCTATACAAGAGAAAGGATAAGAGATATACTTATAGCTGAATACGAATTAGGCAATGGTATTGATGAAATTACGGAAAGGATAAAAGAACTAGGATTTACATATCAAAGAAGTAGGTTGATAGCCCGAACAGAAACAGTAACAGCCGCCAATGTGGGTGCAATGCTATCTATTAAAACAACTAATTTAAAAGTAAATAAGGTTTGGATTTCAGCACATGACAACCGAACACGTAGGCAACCAAGAGATAAATTTGACCACTTACACATGGACGGAATAATAGTGCCTTATAATAATTTCTTTAATGTTAGTGGGCAAAATATGCAACAGCCAGGCGATAGAACAGGCGGTGCAACATCTGGTAATATTTGTAATTGTAGATGTACAATAGGGTTTATTCCAATAAGAGATAATAATGGCAGATTATAATTTTATATTAAAAAAATAAATATTTGCAACAATGTTGCAAATATTATTTATATTTGCTACAAATAATTGCTAATAAAATTGAAAAGCATATATTCTATACAAAATTCAATCACTACAGCATCATTTAAAGATGCCGATAGTAAGTTAGGCATTGTAACAGGTTACTTTGCTAACTTCAATAATAAAGATGCAGATGGTGATATTATATTGCCTGGTGCTTTTAAAAAAAGTATAGCAGATACTGGTCCAAACTCACCTAATCCACGTATTAAACATTTATTAAACCATGACCCCTCACAACCATTGGGCAAGATTACAACATTATATGAAGATACTAAAGGTCTTTACTATGAAAGCCAAATAGGTACACACAGTTTAGGCAAAGACTTTATTAAAATGGTTGAAAGTGATTTGGTAAGTGAACATAGTATAGGCTTTAGGCGGATTTCATGGGAAGCTGATAGTAACGATGCTTCATTAACGTATTTAAAGCAACTACAATTGTGGGAGGGTTCAAGTTTAACAGCATGGGGGGCAAATGAATTAACCCCTTTAACTGGCTTAAAATCGGGCTTTGATATTGATACATTAATGTTGAAGCAGAAAAAAATAGAAAAATTTTGTAAGGAAAGCTCCGCTACTGATGAAACAATAGAGATGCTTTTGTTACATTCTAAACAATTATCTCAAATTATTTTAGATATGCAAAATGCCACTTTGAAGGTTGACACCACAGAGCAGGATAGCAAAGCTATAATTGAGGCACTAACAATATTTAATAAAAATTTAATTTAAACAAAATGGAAGTAAAAGAATTATTAGCAAAATTAGATGAAACTAAAGTTTCACTTGAAGCTAAGGCAAAAGAAGAAGCAACAAAAGCTGCTAAGGATGAAGTGGCATTGGCATTAAAAGCTATCAATGATAAAATTGAAGCCATTAACCAATTACCAGATGACTTAAAGGCCGCTGATTTAAAAGCAACCGTAAAAGATGTTAAAGAGTTAATATCAAGTTTTGACGCAAAGACTAAAAAAGATACTGAAGATTACGCTTCTTTAATTAAAGTTACTAAAGATTTAACTGAAGGGTTTGACGCTATGCAATTAAGAATGAAGGGAGCAGAAAGGAAGGAGCCTAAAGATTTTGCAGAAATATTAAAATCTGCAATGGAAGAAAAAACAGATGAATTGGCTAAAATGGCGGCTGGTGAAAAATCAGTAAAAAATGTTTCAATTGAGTTGAAAGCTGTAGGCGATATTTCAACAGCGAATGTAACAGGCGGTACAGTTTGGGGTGCTAACTACAAGCCAGGTATTATAGAGGCTCCAAAGCGTAAAGTACACATGAGGCAAGTGCTTAACAACGGTATTGTAGGTGCAGGTACAGACTTCTATTTTATGGCACAAAACGGAGCAGGTGAAGGTGGCCCTACATTCGTAGCAGAATCAGCTACAAAGCCACAGGTTGATTATGACTTAGTAGAAAGTTCAGTAAAGATTGAAACTATTGCAACTTTTGCAAGAGTAACACGTAAAGCAATGGCAAATGTGCCAGGATTTACTTCATTCTTACAAAGTAGAATGATTGAAAGCCTATTGAAAGAAGAAGATAGAGGTATTCTTTATGGTACAGGTACAAGCCCAGAGATTAAGGGTATCTTAACGGCTGGTAACTTTACGGCATCTACAAGTACATCAACTGTAATGGTAGAGAAAATCATCGACGACATTGCTAAATTAGAAGATGGTTTTGAAAGAAATGCCACTTTAGTTTTAATGCGTCCTCAGCAATACTATGGCTTCTTTAAGAATAAGGCTGTAGGTAGTGGTGAGTATGATTTGCCAGCAAATGTTGCTATCATAAACGGGCAATTGTATATAAGCGGTGTTTTGTGTAGTCCTACTACAGCATTGGCAATAAATACAGCCCCTACACCAGATACAACAGATTATATTGTTGGAGATTTTGCAATGGGTGCCCAGTTCCTTACACAAGAGTCTATGCGTTTAGAGTTCTTCTACGAAGATGCAAATAACGTAACTCAAAATAAGGTAACTGTAAGACTTGAAGAAACAGTAGCTTTACCAGTTTATGGTAGCGACTATTTCATTAAAGGTACTCAAGATGTAGTGGTTCCTTAATTTTAAATTTTAAATAATAAAAAGCCCTGCCCGATTATGGTCGGGGCTTTTTTAATAAAAAAAGTATGAAGATAAAATTTATAAAAGACCATTTAATGTTTTCAAAAGGTCAAGAGATAAGTAACCACATACATAGTAATTATTGGTTAAGAGTAGGAGTTGCTGTAGAGGTTAAGGCTACACAACAAGCGGTAACAAAAGATGCCTTTATTCCTGTAATAGATACAAAGGTTGCTGAGGCTGTAAAAGTAGCTGAACCTGTAAAACCAGTAGAGCCAATAAAGCCACAAAATACAAAGCCAGTAATTAAGCCTATAAAAGATAAAAAGGGTAAATAATGATTGAGTATAATGCAATATTAGACGTAAAATTTACTTTAGAATCAACAACAGAACCATGCACACTTGCAGAGGCTAAAGAATGGTGTAAGATTGAGTTGCCAATTACAGAGGATGATGCTTTAATAACTGAGTTAATAAAAACATCAAGGCTTCAATGTGAGGGTTTTGTAAATATTTCTTTTGTTAATAGAACTGTAACCGCATTGATTAATAATTCACAAGGGGATTGTGCCTTACCTTATGGGCCAGTAGATGTAATAACAACCGTAAAGGATGGCAGCGGAACTATTATAACTTCAACAGGCTATAATATATTAGGTAGCGTATTTAAGTTTGTAAATAAGCCTGTATTGCCTTGTATTGAGGTTGTTTACACGTCTGGTTATTCAACATTACCTGTGAATTTTAAAACAGCGGTATTGCAACAGGTGGCATACTTGTATGAGAATAGAGGTGATGAACCAGCAAACGCAACCACACAAAATAATAAAACTGTTCCAACAGAATTAAGCCCTTTAGTTAAATTGATATTAAACCCTTATAGGAGAGTATGGTAGGCAAGATGAATAGTAGGATTACAATAGAAAATAATACTGGCACAAAGGATAGCGGCGGTGGGGTAAGCTATGCACCTGCTACTTTATATACATGCTGGGCAAATGTAGAAAATAGAACAGGGCAGGCATCATTCTTTGAAGGGCAAAGGGCTGAAAGCTACGATTATAAAATTACGATTAGGCAGTACGATACATTTAATGTTACTACTAAAAATACGGCTATTTATCAATTAAAAAGGCTAAAGATTAATAGTGTACAAGTGGTAAATGAAGGAAAAAAATCTTACCTAATATTAAGGTGTACAAAACATGGCAGCAATTAAATTTGATTTTAGCGGTATTGATAGATTGATAAAAAAAGTTGATGCTAAAAAGAATAGTATTGGCGAATTAGTTGCTGATGAATTAAACGCATGGGCTACAGAAACGGTAACAGAAGCTAAGAAAAATTGCCCTGTAGATGAAGGTTTTTTGCGTAACTCAATAGCTGCAAATTTTGCTGATAGTAAAAATTTGACTACTGAGATAACTGTAGGGGCTAATTATGGGGCATATTTAGAATTTGGCACAAGAAAATTTGCGGCAAATTATGTGGGTAGTTTACCTAAAGAATGGAAGCAATTAGCAGGTCAATTTAAAGGCGGCGGTGGTAAGAAAGGCTCATTTAATGATTTCTTATTAAAGATAATTAAATGGGTAAAACGTAAAGGTATATCGGGTACATTTAGCGTTAAAACACAACGTAGAACAGGTAAAAAAGCAAATAGGAATAGTGAGGATTTGGCGGCGGCTTATCCAATAGCTTTAAAGATATTGAGGACAGGAATAAAGCCACAGCCGTATTTATATCCAGCGGTATTAAAAACAAGTAAAAAGTTAAAGGAAAATATTAAAAAAGCAATAATAAGTTGAAGTCAGTTAATTACAAATTAAGAGAGGTTTATGTAGCTTCATTATCTACGCTAACTGTAAACACAGTCCCTATACCTATTTACTATTTAGAATTGCCACAAGATGAAAACCCAAGCAATTATATTTTGATTAGCGATGTTGCTAATGTAGAGGATGGGACAATGTATAAACATACTGTAAATACTTCTATGCAATTATCAATTTATACAATAGAGCAATATGGCAATAGTGGTAAAATGGCGGATGATATTGTTAATGAAATTTTTAATACTATCTATCCAACAACAATAAGCACTTTAGATTTAGGCGTAGATTTTCAAATGGTAACAATGAATTTAGTAAGTGATAGGGTTGAAAATTTAACAACAGATGGCAACGATTATTTTGCCAATAGGAATTTAACTTTTCAACATAAAATATTTATAAAATAAAAAATGCAACATTGTTGCAAAAATATTATATTTGTAAAGTAATTACATAACAATTAAAAAAAATAAAAAATGGCTGAACATCAAAAACAGGGGCAAGATTTTATATTAAAAATTGACCCAGCTGGCGGTACAACTTACGATACGGTTGTTTGTTTAAAGTCTTTTGATTTCAATAGTGAAGATGCTGAGGTGGATGCTTCAAGTTTTTGCGGCACAGAAATTTTGCCTGGCATTACAACTGAAACAGTAGATTTTGAAGGCATCCAATTATT